GAGTAAGGATCTTACAGAAGAGGATGCCTTATTGAATGCAAGGCTTGCTCGAATCCTTACTAATAATGATTATGACACTTCCAATAAACGAATCATCCATTGGACCCCCACCTCCAGTTATCGAATTGACGATGGAGCAGTCCTTCAAGATAAGACGACTTGAAGACCTTTTACCTAAATCAGATAAAGATGATCTTATTACCGTCTTCCTTGCCTTACAAAGACAGAACTTCGTCTTGTCAAACACTGTAAGTAATTTAATTAAAAAATGGCCCATTCACCCATCCACTACACGAGAGGAGACATCGAAGTCTGGGACTTCATCAGAGACCAAGGACTAAATTATTTTAGAGGTAATGCTATTAAATATATTTGCCGAGCCGGTTTCAAAAGTCCTCACACAGAGATTGAGGACATTAAAAAAGCTATCCACTATCTTGAAAATGAGTTACACCACGCATTGCACCAAAGTGAGTTTGAGCGATCAAGCACAGGAGTTTCGTTCCGCCTACGGAATGCAGAACTCATGGGACAACCGGACCATGCAACGGGATTTGATCGTTGAAGAGTTCCAAGAATTTATACAATCAATGCGTGAAGGATATGAACAGGAAATGAAAGAACTTGCAGATCTTGTTTATGTCTGTTTTCAATACGCTGAAAATATGGAATGGGATCTGGAAACAGCATTAGATCGTGTCCATAAATCAAACATGTCCAAGCTTGGTTTGGACGGTAAACCAATCCGCCGTAACGACGGCAAGGTTCTTAAAGGACCGAACTATAAACCACCTGTACTAACCGATCTTGTCAATGTCTGAACTTATCTCTAGAACTGGCCGGGTTCAATCCTGGATGGACGACCCAGAAGGACGTCTCCCCGTGTCGTGCACGGTATTTGTTGTTGAAAATGAAATGGAAGGACCTAATGGAATCGAAGCGAGCTGGAGATTTGCTAGTCACGCTCTACGCAACGGAGCGGGATGCGCAATCCATCTATCAAGGCTTGACCCCAGAGGCTACGAGAGAACATCAGGGGTTGTGGCGTCTGGTCCAGTTTCATTTGGGCGCATCTATTCAGGCCTTAACGAAACTCTCAGGCGAGGAGGTAAGTACAAGAATGGGGCGATAGTCCTTCATCTTGATGCTTCTCATCCTGATATTGAAGAATTTATTGAAGCTCCTCGTGACTATCTTCCGTGGGTCAAACGGTGTGTCAACATCTCACAAATGTGGTGGGATGGTATGCATGACACAACAAAACAAAAACTACTCCGTGGTATTGCTGCGGGAGACATCTGGTTAAACAAAGTAAAATACGATGACTACGGAAATCGAATCAGGGGAAATGTCTGCCTTGAAGTATATCTGCCCTCACGCGGAACATGCTTGTTGCAACATGTCAACCTCTCTGCCTGTGAGTTCAACACAATCCCTGAAGCTTTTGTTCAAGGTATGCAGGAACTGTGTCAACTCCACGCTAAGACTGGTGTCGGCGCTACAGGCGAATACCTCACACCTGAAACGGACAGACAAGTTGGTCTTGGAATGCTCGGACTGGCAAACCTTCTTCGACGGGTTGGAGTTTCCTATTCCCAATTCGGGCGAGCCTTAGAACAATACAATAATGGAGAAAAGAAAGTTTCCCCTGCATACGAGCTTGCGTCACAGCTCGCTAAAGGCATCCAGCAGGCTGCCAAAATTGCAAGGGATAACAACATGGACAGAGCCTTTGCAATCGCCCCTACAGCGTCTTGCAGCTACCGCTCAAAGGGTCTTGATGGCTTTACTTGTACTCCTGAGATCGCTCCACCTATTTCCCGTACTGTTGATCGAGACAGTGGGACATTTGGAGTGCAAACTTACAGCTACGGTGACGTAGAAATTGCATCTGAAGTCGGCTGGGATGCGTACAAAAAAGTAGCCGATAATATAATGATTTTGCTAGAAAAGACTGGACTTCTTCACGGGTATAGCTTCAACAGTTGGAGCGACGTCGTCACATATGACGAGACCTTTATCGAAGAGTGGCTTAAATCGCCCCAGACTTCCCTCTACTACTCACTCCAAGTAATGGGTGATGTACAAGATAAGTCAAGTGCGTTCGCTGCTTTAAGTGAAGAAGAAGTTGATGATTATCTTGCAGACCTATTCATGGAGTCACCTATTGAACCTCAATGTGATTGCCAAGAATGAACCCTTATCAGAAACTAATTAGCCGGAAACGGAAATGGACACCTGTTAAACCAACAGCAGGTAAATGTAAAGAAGGTGCAGAGGAAGCAATCCTCCGTGCCTTAGCACTCCGCCACATGGAACTACCCGTAGGAGATTTTATTACCGATGCTTTGTCATCTGAAGTACCGCCACTCGCCAGAGAGATACTACACAGTAACGTTACCGATGAAGAAAACCACGACCTGGCACTTGGTTACGTTTCCGAGTCTTACGGCGTTGATGAACAAGCTGAGAAAGAAGCGATCAGAATCAGAGATGCGTGGATTGCGCATCCTGATCACACGATCACCAAAGCAATGGTTGCCGAGCGTGCAGTTTTCTTTGTTCTACTACCATTCTTTCGCCGTAATGGTAACGACGGTATGCGAACAGTATCAGCGGACATAAGTAGAGATGAACAAATTCACGTTGCTACCAATAGTATTGTTCATCGGGAGTTGGGGCTTGATATCTCTCCTAGTCTTGATAAACTCCGCAAGGCAACTATCCACTGGGTGATGCAACCCTTGGGTAATAACGCCTCAAAACATTTGGACCAAAAATTTTGGCTAGATGCATCGGACAACCTGATGTATCAAGGCAAAGCTCCAGAACTAAGTGACACAAAAGCAGGACGTATGCCTGCATTCTTTGAACACAGCAATGTAAACCTCCCGCAGTACGCTTAATGAAATGGTTTATTGCTTTCTTGATTGGCATGCTTTGTTTTATACAGGCATACCATATTCATTGGCATAAACACTGTCCTGCATGTGAAATTTGTGAGTATTGATGACCCTTTCACCCAATATGCTTGAAGTCTTTGGCATGGAAGCCAAAGCAGTCTTACATCAGATGCAAGAAAGGTTTCCACCTGTCAACCCATCCCCTGAAGACTCTATCGAAAAAATTATGTACCGCTCGGGGCAACGTTCAGTTGTCGAGTGGCTTATAGATAAACTTGAAAACGAATGAAACCACCCTCTTTCAAAAAAACTGAACTATTTTGTAATCCTAAACTTGTAATCCGTAGATCAACAGTATGTAATGGTTGGGGTGTCTTTACGACGGAGGATATTGAGCCCGATGAAATTCTACAGGAGGCTCCATACTTTCTTATTGACACCGATGAGGTTTCAGATAACTCAAATGTAATTACATACAGTTATGGTATGCATGGAACACAAGCTTCTGTTCCCCTTGGTTTTGGTGGACTATATAATCATAGTGAAACACCAAACGCTGAGAATGCATACAACGAATACTATGGATTTATGATCCACTTTGCTACGGAATTTATTTCTGCTGGCAGTGAAATTTTTATTGATTATGGAGTAGGAGATCCAAAATGTTTTAACGAGGAATAACCTATGGGTAAAAGGAACATGATGGGGATGATGGGCATGGGAATGAGCATGATGAATGCTCCCATGATGTCATCCCCCATGAGGGCTCAGCCAATGAGGGCTCAGCCAATGATGTCACAGCCAATGATGTCACAGCCAATGATGGGTTTGATGAAGATCCAAGAGGATAAGAAACCCAGTCTAATGATGGCTCTTAAGGATGCGCTTGCTGACGGTAAGCTCACCATGATGGAAAAGATGGAGCTTAAGAAACAGTATCCAATGGCCGAAGCTTCTGGCAAGCTTGACATGCAAGTCATGATGGCATTGGAGAAAATTAATAAGGTTCAATCGCCAGTCGTAATGGCTCAGCCAATGAAGCCAAGCTTGATGAAGGCTATTAAGGAAGCTTTATCTGACGGCAAGCTAACCATGATGGAGAAGATGGAACTCAAGATGGAGTTCCCCATGGCTGCAAAATCTGGAAAGCTAGATAATACAATCATGATGATTGCAGAGAAGAAAGAACTAATGGGTGTCCTGATGGATGCCAAGAAGTCTGACACTCCAATCATGATGATGATGCGAGAAATTTCTGAAGGCATCAAGATACTTCAATCTAAGGAAGGAACAGAAGCAGATAGAAAATTTGCAGCCACTAATGCTTTTAGAAAGAAGGTTGGATTGCCACCTATTACTCGTGAAAAATTTGAGGCGGATGCTGCTGCAGATGCCGAACGAAAAGCACGAAGAGCCATGCGTACCATGATGCAAAACATGGGGATAAAAATGGCTATCAAGGAAGCTTTATCTGATGGCAAGCTAACCATGATGGAGAAGATGGAACTCAAGAAAGAGTTTCCTAAAGCTGCTAAATCTGGTCAGCTGGATAAGAAGATCATGATGGTCCAGATGATGCTTGAACCTATCAAGATGGATGCTAAGCCAGTGCCAATGATGGCAACGGGTATCAAGATGGCAATCAAAGATGCCTTGGCTGATGGCAAGCTCACCATGATGGAAAAGATGGAACTCAAGATGCAGTTCCCCATGGCTGCTGAATCTGGGAAGCTTGAGAAGAAGGTCATGATGGCCTTGAAAAAAATCAATGAAGTTCAACAGCCAGCCAAGAAGGCTGAGCCTATGAAGCCAGCCAAGAAGGCTGAGCCTATGAAGCCAGCCAAGAAGGCTGAGCCTATGAAGCCAAGCTTGATGAAGGCTATTAAAAAAGCTTTAGACGACGGCAAGCTCACCATGATGGAGCTTAAGAAGCTTGAGATGATGTACCCGATGGCAGCTGAATCTGGCAAGCTAGATCAGAAAATCATGATGGTTCAGATGATGTTGGATCCTATTAAAATGGACCCAGTAAAATCTGAAGACAAGAAAGCGGTTAAACCAGCCCCATCAATGATGAAGATGGGTCTTAAAATGGCAATCAAGGATGCTCTAGAGGACGGCAAGATAACCATGATGGAGAAGATGGAACTTAAAATGCAGTTCCCCATGGCAGCTGAATCTGGCAAGTTGAATGAGAAGATCATGATGGCTCAGATGATGCTTGATTCTATTAAAATGGATGCAGTAAAATCTGAAGTCAAGAAAGAGAGTGAGCCAGCGTCACCAATGATGATGATGGGGATGGGTATTCAAATGGCTATTGACGAAGCTTTAGCTGATGGCACGCTTACCAAGATGGAACAGAAAGAACTGAAAGAACAGTTCCCTGATGATGCCAACAAAGTAGCGATGAAAGTTAAGATGGCATTGAAGAATAATCCAGACATTGAAGTCAAAGGCATGATGATGAATATTCTTATGCTCATGAATATCTCAACTACGGAATCTGCAGAAACCACTACTCAGATGATGATGGGTATGGGTATGGGTCTTAATATGGCTATTAAGGATGCCTTAGGAGACAACAATAAGCTAACCATGATGCAAAAGATGGAACTTAAAATGCAGTTCCCTATGGCAGCTGAGTCTGGCAAGCTAGATGAGAAGATTGATAAAATCACAGATAAGAAAAGTATGGATCTTAAAAGTGATACCAGTGACAGCAAAGATAATAACCAAACAGTTAAGGATGCAGACTCAAGTGACAGTAGTAAAAATAAAGGTAAGGACAAGGATGGTAAACGTAAGGACAAGGATGGTAAAGACAAACTTATCGATGGTAAAGACAGAGGTGGTGGAATAGTTATCTTTGATGGTAAAATTGATAGTGGAGTCAATAAAGGTGATAAAGGCCCCCATCATGGTCTGCCAAAAATTGATTATGATGCTTCCATTGATAACTACAAACCCGAACGTCTAGACTTTGTCAAGAAGGATGGTACTTTCAAAAAGCCTAAACTAAAACGTAAGGATTATTCAGCAGATACTTTTAGAAGTGAAGCGTTTAAATCTGAACTTGATTCTCGTGGTCTTACTGGTGATCGACGTGGCGGTACTGTCACACACTTCAAAGATTCAACAGGCACCCTGAAAAAAATACCAACTGATGCCAGTGGCATACCTAAGGCACTTACTTCAGATGGCAGGGGAGGCTTTAAAGATCTTGGTGGGCCGCCAACACTGAGTACAGAGCGTGATTTGTTTGGTGACTTAGATGAAACCAGACAGAGTAAACTTGCAACTATTAAAAGTATTGTAGACAACCCACAGCCTGGTACCACAGAGAAGGCAATTAGTATGCGGAAATCAAAAGGTTTGGGTATCTTGATGGATGCAGGGTTTACACAAACTCGTACACGCATGAAACCGTTGTTGATGACACCAGCATCTAATTCACGTAGTACCAGATTAAATATTAGGTTATGAATAACATGAATGCGAAAATTCGTTATGACTATTTAAGTAGCGAACGAGATCAATTTCTTAATCAAGCTGTTGAAGCAGCAGAGCTAACACTTCCTTATCTTGTAAAGCGTGATGGCGACAAGACAACACACAAGCAACTGAAGACACCCTGGCAAAGTATTGGAGCGAAGGGTGTAACTACACTTGCTAGTAAATTAATGCTTGCGCTCCTACCACCACAAACTAGTTTCTTCAAACTACAGGTAGATGAATCCACGATCATCAGTGGTGATCTTGATCCAAAAATCAAATCAGAACTTGACCTTTCCTTTGCAAAAATTGAAAGGACAATGATGGATGCTATTGCAGCATCAGATGATCGTGTGGTTGTCCATCAAGCTTTGAAGCACTTAGTGGTTGCGGGTAACGCACTCATTTACATGGATAAGGATAAGCTTAAGCTTTACCCAATCAACCGTTATGTTGTAGATAGAGATGGTCTCGGTAATGTTATTGAAATAGTTACCAAAGAGAATATTAATAAGGAACTTCTCAAAGGGAAGATCCAAGAAGATGTCAGAGAAACTTCACAGGATGAATACGGTGGAGACAATAATACGTGCGATGTGTACACACATATTGTGCGTGACAACAATCGATTCGTATGGCATCAGGAAGTCTATGGTCAAGTAATTCCTGGTACACATGGTAAGGCACCTATTGATACTACGCCTTGGCTACCGCTGAGATTCAACACAGTTGATGATGAAGCTTATGGCCGCGGCCGAGTAGAAGAATTTCTGGGAGATCTAAAGTCTTTAGAGGCACTCTCTCAGGCAGTCATAGAAGGCTCTGCAGCAGCCGCTAAGGTTGTCTTTACCGTATCACCCTCAAGTACAACTAAACCGGCCACGCTGGCGAAGGCAGGCAACGGAGCGATCGTCTTAGGACGACCTGATGACATCGGTGTTGTTCAAGTTGGCAAGACCGCAGACTTCGGTACTGCTTACAACATGATTCAACAGATGGAACGTCGTCTATCCGAGGCATTCCTAATCCTCAACGTTAGAAATAGTGAACGTACAACTGCTGAAGAAGTACGCATGACACAAATGGAACTAGAGCAGCAGCTCGGTGGACTATTCAGTCTGCTGACTGTTGAGTTTCTTGTTCCTTATCTTAATCGTAAGATGAGCGTTTTCCAAAAGTCTGGTGATATCCCAAAGCTACCTAAGAATATTGTTCGTCCTGTCATTGTGGCAGGCGTAAATGCATTAGGTAGGGGTCAAGATAGAGAAAGCCTGCAGATGTTTATGCAAACTATTGCACAGACAATGGGGCCTGATTCTATTATTCGATACATTAATCCTGAAGAGGTTATCAAACGTCTTGCTGCTGCACAAGGTATTGACGTATTGAACCTTGTCAAGAGTATGGAAGAGACCCAACGTGAAGAAGCTAACCAACAACGACAACAGCAAAACCTAGCCATGACACAACAGGCAGGTAAGTTTGCAGAGCTTAAGCAGCAACGTGAAATGGCTGCACAGGAACAACAAAATCAACCTAGTTAAATCTACCCATGAGTGAAACACTTAGTTATCAAGATCCTGTACAAGAGGGGTTGAATGCTGATGAACAGCAATCTCTCGAAGTAGGACAACAGATGCAAGAGGAGGCTGATAGTCTTCTTGCAGGTAAATATCAAAATGCAGAACAGCTAGAAAAAGCTTACCTTGAGCTTCAGCAGAAACTTGGTGAAGGTCCACAGGATGAGGCTGAAGAAGAAGGTGAAGAGGCTGAAGAAGAAGGTGAAGAGGCTGAAGAAGAAGAGCAAAGCGAAGAAGAAGAGTCTGAACGACCAGAACTAACTGATCAAGATATTGATTTTCTTCACGGCATGGCCGGTGGTAAAGAAGGTTACAACAATGTTGTCACATGGGCAGCATCTAACCTTGATCCTAATGAAGTAAAACTGTATGACCAAGTCATGGATAATGGCGATCCGGCGTCTGTATTCTTTGCTGTAAAGTCTCTAGTATCTTCATATAATGATGCCAATGGAGTTGACGGTAATTTGATTACTGGTAAATCTCCTGCTGCATCTACTGCTAATACATTTAACAGCCAGCAAGAACTAGTGGCTGCAATGAATGACCCACGCTATGACAACGACCCTGCTTATAGGGCAAACGTTATGCGACAACTCGAAAACTCTGAACTTGGATTTTCATGAACGACACCCAAATCTGGCCTACTGAACCACGCATGACCTTCGACGAAAAATACACTGTGCCACATAACGAACGAGCTGAAACATTGAATGGACGCCTCGCCATGCTTGGTGTCATTGCTGCTATCGGAGCATATGCAGTTACAGGACAACTTATCCCAGGAGTATTCTAATGCCACACGGACCAGGAACATACGGAACAAAAAAAGGCAGGCCACCTAAGAAAAAAGGAGGCAAAAAATAATGGCTAAACCAGGACTCTACGCAAACATCCACGCCAAACGAAAGCGTATCGCTGAGGGTAGTGGTGAAAGAATGAGGAAGCCTGGCAGTAAGGGTGCACCTACTGCAGCTAACTTCAAGCGGTCTGCACGGACTGCAAAGAAAAAGTAAACAACACAGCCCGGTAGTGAGGAGCAACTATCCGGGCTAAAAATTTGTGCTCCATACAACAAACTCTTATTTTTATATGCGTACTCTTATTGCAACCGTCGGTGTCCTCCTGGGTCTTTCGACTCCCGCTCTTGCTGGAACTTATGTAAATATCGAAGCCAATAGTGGATACACTGGTTCAGATTATCAATCAACTGTTATCGACAATCACGTAGGATATGAAGGCGACAACTGGTATATTCAGGGTGGTCCTAGTATCGTGACTGAAGATGCAGGTGATAGCGACCTGGAACTGTCAGGTAAAGCAGGAGGTTCCTTGAGTCTGTCAGAAAAGGTTTCTCTCTATGGAGAGGTATCTTTCATGACTGGTGACGAAGATAATAGCTACGGAACTAAGGCTGGAGTTAAGTTTAACTTCTGAGTTATATAGCCCTCCACTGGATGTGAGCCTTGGGAGGGCTTCATTAAAGTGCTCAAATACTTACCCTTTGTAACTACAAATCCCTCGCACTTTTAATGACTACTGTAATTCAACAACAGAGGTCAACCTGGGACGATTTTTGTTCTTGGGTTACCTCTACTAATAATCGCCTTTATGTTGGGTGGTTTGGAACACTGATGATTCCGTGTCTCCTTGCTGCCACAACTTGTTTCATTCTTGCGTTCATCGCAGCCCCACCTGTTGACATTGATGGAATCAGAGAACCAGTATCAGGCAGCCTTGCCTACGGAAATAACATCATCTCAGGAGCAGTCGTCCCGAGCAGCAATGCAATCGGACTACATCTCTACCCAATTTGGGAAGCTGGTTCACTTGACGAATGGCTCTACAACGGAGGTCCATATCAGCTCACAGTCTTCCACTTCCTCATTGGTGTCTTTGCTTACATGGGACGCGAATGGGAACTTAGCTATCGACTAGGGATGCGTCCCTGGATCTTTGTAGCGTACTCAGCACCTGTTGCTGCAGCTACAGCAGTGTTTCTTGTATATCCATTTGGTCAAGGTTCATTTTCTGATGGTATGCCGTTAGGTATCAGTGGAACGTTTAACTATATGTTGGTCTTCCAAGCGGAGCACAATATCCTCATGCACCCTTTCCATATGCTTGGTGTTGCTGGTGTATTTGGTGGCGCTCTTTTCTCGGCTATGCATGGAAGCCTCGTCACATCCTCGCTTATTAGGGAAACTACCGAGAAGGAATCCCAAAATTATGGATACAAGTTTGGTCAAGAGGAAGAGACCTACAACATCGTTGCAGCTCACGGATACTTTGGCCGTTTGATTTTTCAATATGCGTCCTTCAACAATAGCCGTAGCCTGCATTTCTTTCTTGCTGCTTGGCCCGTGGTTGGCATTTGGTTTACATCACTTGGTGTATCCACAATGGCTTTCAACCTTAATGGTCTCAACTTTAACCAGTCGATCATTGACTCTGAATCTAGAGTCATCAATACCTGGGGCGATATCCTCAATCGTGCAGACCTCGGAATCGAGGTAATGCATGAAAGGAACGCTCATAACTTTCCGTTAGATCTAGCTACACATACAGCTCCATCTATCGGCTAATTCTTCGTACGTTCATCCATAATCTTATATGGACGCATAATACCTATCCATGGAACGGGGGATAGTTAACGGAGATTCACTATGACCAACAACGAAAAGCAGTACATTATCAATCAGTACAACAAACTGCTACGCGAGCAGAAGGAAATCAACCTTGTGTATCGTGGAACTGCTTATAGAAAGTCTGTTCTGAAGTAATCGGATCATAGCCGACAGGGAGGTGCAAGTCCTCCCTTACTTATTTGGCACCAAGCCCGTACGCGGATACCTTGGCTGCCGTCTAGACGGTGGGAAAGACCACAATTTCAAAGCTTTGAAAGATTGCTTATACATTCTTTTATTTAACAATGGCACAACAGACAAGCACCTTGACAACCAATCTAACTAGTCCTGGTGCACTAAATAGTGCAGTAAGTTCTCCTAGAACTGCTGCTGAAGCCCGTGCTCTTTACCTGAAGCTGTTTTCAGGTGAGATGTTCAAGGGTTTCCAAAACAATACAATCGCCCGTGACCTTGTCATGAAGCGTACTCTGAAGAACGGTAAGTCTCTTCAGTTTATCTACACTGGCCGTACTAAGGCCGAATACCATACACCTGGCAACGCAATCCTCGGTAACACCGACGGTGCACCGCCAGTGGCTGAGAAAACCATCACTTGTGATGACCTGCTGATTAGCTCTGCTTTTGTGTATGAACTCGATGAAGTTCTTAGCCATTATGATCTGCGATCTGAAATCTCTCGCAAGATTGGCTATGCACTTGCTGAAAAGTATGATCGTCTGATCTTCCGTGCAATCGCTAAGGGTGCACGTCAGGCATCTCCTGTTGCAAAGAGTGGCTTCGTTGAGCCAGGTGGTACTCAGGTTCAGGTTGGAACTGGCACTGGTGCTACCTCTGATGCTTTTGATGCTTCCAAGCTTGTAACTGCTTTCTTTGATGCAGCTGCTGCTATGGATGAAAAAGGTATTAGTGGTGATGGCCGTGTTGGTGTTCTTAACCCACGTCAGTATTACGCACTGATTCGTGAAACTGGTTCCAATGCCCTGATTAACCGCGACGAAACTGGATCTGCATTGCAGTCTGGTGAAGGCGTGGTGTCCATTGCTGGTATCAAGATCTATAAGTCCATGAACATTCCGTTCTTGGGTAACTATGGTATCAAGTATGGCGAATCCGGTGGTCCTGCTAGCCCTGGTAATACTGGCTCCTTTATTGGTAGTGACACTGAGCTGGAAGACGGCGGTGGTGTTGCTGGTATGAACAACAACTATGGTGAGCAAGCTGCGTTTGACACCACTTGTGGTCTGATCTTCCAACGTGAAGCTGCTGGTGTTGTTGAAGCTATCGGTCCCCAAGTCCAAGTCACCAGTGGTGACGTCTCCGTGATCTATCAAGGTGACGTGATGCTGGGTCGTCTGGCTATGGGTGCTGACTTCCTGAACCCTGCTGCTGCAGTCGAGCTTTATGCTACGAGCACTGCACCTTCAGCGTTCGGTACAACTTATCCGGCTAACGCCTGATTATTTTTATATACGGGGGCTCTTCGGAGTCCCTTTTTTTATCTATTCACATGACTGTACTTCCTAATATTATACCTCTTTTTATAAGAGACGCAGTGAATGAAATGCTTGGCGCTGTTGGTCAGGCTCCTGTCAACACACTTGAACAATCCAACCCGGACGTTGCGCTTGCTTATGCCACGTTGATGACTGTGTCTCGTGAAGTGCAGGCAGAAGGATGGACCTTTAATAAAGAATATCATTACGACAAACTAAAGCCTGATGCTGTTACTAAACACATCACTTTGCCAACTGTAAGCCCCTTGATGCTGCAAGTTGACTTGTCCGATAATCACAAAAATACTACCTATGATTCTGTCATCCGAGAAGGTAAACTTTACGATCGTGAGCACCATACTTTTGAATGGGACTACAATCCTCTTCTTGATATTACTTGGCTTTTTAATTTAGAAGATCTACCTAGACCTATTAGTGACCACATCATTGCAAGAGCTGCTGCAGTTTTTGCTAGCAGGATTGTTGGTGACCAAGGTCAGTATCAAATTCTTTTGCAGAAAGATGCTCAGACCAGATCACTAGCCCTTGAGTATGAATGTAGTCAAGGTGATTACACCTTCTTTGGACATCCTGAAGCGGGTAATTTTTATACAAGCTATCAACCTTATAACGCTCTACTTCGATAATGCCAAACATCAGTCAGCAAATTCCTAACTTCCTGGGTGGTGTTTCCACAATACCTGATGACCAG